CTAATCGCTGGAGCGATTGAAGCGCGCTGTCATCTGCCGGCGCAATCTTTTTATTTTTACCATCGTTCGCAATTTCCTATGTTTGGTCCAGAGTTGAACTTTTTCTTTTCTTGTTAAGTCTCTGTCTGACCATTTGTTTAATGGCACCATAGGTTTATGTGCAAACTTTTCTTTCATGGAAAACGTATCGTAGTAGTTCCTCAATCTTTTGGACTTCCACGTTATGTGCATGACATGGTGATCTTTTTTCATAGACCCCAGCTTTTCTAAATCGTAATATCCATAATATTTGTGGTAAGGCAAGTACGATCTGTTAGTAGCCCAATAGACCAGCTCAACTACTTCCCTTAAAGATTTATCAATACGGGCGAAAGACTGTACCGCGATAAAGAGATCCATTTTTACATGTCGATGCATGGTAAATAGGTCAAATACTTCGTGAGGTAAGTCTTTCCACTCTCGACTGTTGAACCAGCGTCCGGCTTCATCAATAAGCACAACACAATCCTCAGGGAACTGATATGTACAAATATCATCCAAAGAAATTTGATATGTACCCTTTAACGGGAAATTAGCAAATACTTGACGACCTTGTAACATCGCTTTATGAGCCCTCGCCACCAGCGCATACGTCTTACCAGACCCCGGCATACCTGTGTAAGCAATTATCATTTCACATCACTTTTCCCACTAGATTTTCGCTTTCGAATTTTGGTAAATAACCAAACTGTTAAAACGGCAAGAAATAGTTGTATAGAAACGCTCATGTAATCACCTCAAATAAAAAAGATTGCTCACAATGAACAATCTTAAATTCTTTTAACCTTTTAACCCTGAACATGTTACATTAAGAATTTCAAAATCATCTTTTTCCAATCCTAATTCAACTTTAACAGCAAAATAAATCAACTCTTCCAGTTTCAAATGACTCATTTCTTTTCCTTCTGGAAACTTAACCTTTAAGTAAAACTCTTTATCCATATACAGTCATCCTCCTAGTTATTTTGTTGGTGAAAGCTCTTTTACTGGCGCAAACTGCACTTTTCCAACAAACTCCAGATTGGATAAACCTACTGTTGGCACTTCTTTGCCGTTAGGTAATTTTTTCGAAACCATTGAAAAATCAGCCATAAAAGTAGCTGGAAGATCATTTTTATAACGAGTTAAATAATGCAACTCAGCATAATTTGGTACTGCTGCTTCAGAAATCGAAAGACCGAACGAATTATTAGTTTCCTCGTAGTTACCAACAACACGAACCGATAACCCTTTGTTATTTTCCATGTCGTAATGATTAACTTTGGTAATGATAACTTCTGTTCTGATATTCATTTCCAAACCTCCTAATATATTTTTTTATAAGTATTTCGAGACTATTTTTTACGAACATATTTTCTGTCCACAGAATTTTTGTTCTGTTTTGAGTATAGAAAAGTCCTAGGCAAAAATCAACATTTTTTTTGAAATTATTTCTTATTTTGTCGTAATTTTTCCATAGCAGCGTGTAAAAAAAGCTGGGTCATATTTACCCCAGCTTCTTGTAATTCGTCTTTTAATTCCTTCGGAATTGTTACGGTAACACGTGCCATTTCAATGTTTTTGCGTTTTCTGCCCAAGACATTTCAACCCCTAAAAATTACGTAATTCGTTTATCTTCTCGATTAATTTATCTAATTTTGTCTGATAAACTAATCTCTGATTTTTGGTAATATCAGATTTTAAGATAGACTCATATTTACGCTTTTCCAGTTCTAGATCATGCATTAGAGATTCATAGACATCATCCACACTATGTATTTCATATGCTGTAGTGTTTAAATCTGCTGGAGATGTGTTATAATCCTCAGTAATACCAGGTTCATCTTCCAATGAATCTGAAGCAATAATCTCTCCTGTTTTAAGGTTTACAATGCCGAAATCGTTTTCTTTAGCGAGTGACGTTTCTACATTTTGTAACCGATCCTTAAGCAGGAGATATTTTTTTGCCTTATACTGATTTGCTTTTTCTAGATCTGTCTCATTAAGAGTAGACACAAAATCTAAAGCATCCGTAAACGTATCATTTTTTACTTCGCTGTTTTTATATAGACTGTAAACAGATAATTTGTTCATCAATCCTTTTTTCAATAGGTGCATAGATAAGTTTTTTTGATACTGCCGAACCAGTACAACATCTTCCTGCTGATACCAATCTGTAGACACCGACTGCAACCGACTCCAAAAATCGGATGTTGGATAGTCCCTCTTATGTTTCCAACCCTCACCCAAACGATTTTTAGCCTTGTAATCAATAAAACGTATTACGCCGGAGCCATCTGATGTGTTACGAGTAATGAAATCATGAAATAATTTTTTGTTATCAATAATACGAAATAGTTTGCTAGCATGAGCCGGCACATTATCCGACTTTACTTGAAGGATATTGTTTATTGTATCATCAAGCGTACTGTAGAATTTACGTTTGGTCTCAAACTCCACATTCAAAATTTTTGTAACTGTTGGTGTAAGTAAATCAGCCAAAGCGATTATGGACTCATAATCTCTACTAGGTTGACTCAATAACTCCCTAATCATCCCCCTGTATTCTTCGTTCTTGCCATGCTCCAAATAAAATTCCAAGCGTGCCACATCTAAATATTTATAGTTGTCTGCAGAAGGATTCAAGAAAGCTTTTTCAATGCAATACATGTCAAAATAAGATATTAATTTTTCCATGTACCAGAGCTTAATAAAGAACTGCTTATATCCCTGCTGGATAACTTCCTTTGTTTTATCGTAAATACGGAAAAATAGATTATTAGATTTTTTACGGCCAAGTGTCAGATAATCTGTTTCTGTCTCCCACTGATTTCGAAATGAAAACTCAATAGACCCCCGACTAAAACGACTTTGTTGCATTTTATTAATATTTTCATGCTTGAAATATTTTGTTGGGTTCTGAATGTAATTCGTATGGTAAGCATAATCAATACGATTCTCTTTAACCTCTAAAATCTCAAGACCAAAACAATTTAATAAATCTTCAACATCCGCCAAAGATTTTAAAATTGCCTGTTTTTCACCTTCCAGCCACAAATATTGAGAACGGAGTTGCACGATAATTTCCGGCGTGTTTTCGTTAGGCGTTGATGGAGCTATAAATACAGCAAACTTATCCGGTTGCTGGAGATCGTAGCGATAAATTTTAGATGCCGCTACACCATTCATCATCCACTCAGCTTTAGGTACCGCTTTACCATCTAAATCCTCAGATGTAAAAACAGGTAGCATGTCCGGCGTGCTAAAAGCTTTGTTCTGATAAGCCTGCAATAAATCTTTAAAATAAATTGCATTTGGGTCATATAGCCAATCAGTTTTAACTTTAACCACATAATAAAGCGTATCAATATTATGCAGAAACTTTTTTTGCTTCATATCGAAAAAGTAAGTCCTTTTTTCGTCGAACATTTCTTTATAGATCAGACTCTTTTTCGCACTGTATGGAATCATAAAAACACCCTCTTTCTACTGTCAAAAACTCTGTCAAAAAACTCATTTTTTTGACACGAAAAAATTGGCCTTAAACCCTTGATATAATTGGGTTTGTCCGTAAAACGTACTCGACATTCATGGGGCGTGTTACAAAGTCGCCCCCGTGCGCTACGGTGGTCGTGATTTCGTAATTACTTACCAAGGGGATTTTTTCGCCTGCAGGCTCAAAACTCCTTAAGGAAAAAATAATACATTTTTGCCGTTTATCAGCTGACAATTAGCCAAAAATCTAATATTTTTAAAAGATGGTTTGTAAGTGGATAAAGAATCAGATTGCAATTTTTAATACATTGCTCCACGCTGTTACGCGAGCCGATCTACACTCTTACCTGTATAGCTGCGCAGATATAGGCAAGCTATATCTTTGCCGGTTTTTACGCTAACAAATATACTAAAATATCAAATTGGCTTTAGCGTGAGCGTGGCTCTATCCCGTCTTGTGTTGCTGGCGTTGGGGACGCAACAAGTAACCACTATCCCCTACTTGTAAGGACACCTTATAAATCCACTTTTAACGGTAAAAATCAATGCCGAGATAGTGGGGCAGAGGTAAAAAGTCCTTTTTACATACGGTCAAGATCAGTAGCTCCCAGTAAAATCTCTTGAAATTCTTCTGCTGTCAATTCTTCTTTGGCCATACGATAAATAGCTGTACGATGTAATTCTGACTTAGACATTTTCTTTTCTGATGTACTTAATTTTTCTAAAAGAGCATAAATGAGTTGAGATGTAAGCATGTCCACCCGTATTTGCTCTCTAAAATGTTTAGCTGCCATAATTAACCTCCTTTTCCTGTTAGACTAATCATAACAAAGTAATCACATTTTGTACACCCTTTTTGTATGTCGTTATTTGACTATTCTTGTTAACTTTCTTTCAATTTTATTGTCCGCACATATTTATACACGTCTTTGCATTTTTCATACAAATGAACATAATCATAATCAAATTGAGTCGTAAACACTATCGTTGTCAATTTATCATGTAGCACACTATCTGGACGTATCGTCCTTTGCATTGGTAAAGGCATTGCACTATATAAATTCATTAACATCATCACCAGCTCCATTCTATTGATTAAAAAAAAGGCACTCCATAAAGAGATGCCCTTGAAAAAATTAACGTTTACGCATTGGTACAAATTTGCGAGCAACCCCAGCAACAGCACCGACTAAAGCTACAGCTACAAAGTAGATCGCAGGCTCTGTCGCAAAAATAGCGATAGCGTCACCTGTCCAACCTATAACGCCAGTAACGGCTAAACCGATTTTCTCACCCATATATTATAAGTCCTCCTTAATATTAGCGTTTACGCATTGGTACGAATCTACGGGCAACCCCAGCAACAGCACCGACTAAAGCTACAGCTACAAAGTAAATCGCAGGCTCTGAACCAAAAATAGCGATTGTTTTAGGTAACCATCCCAAGACAGAAGTAACTGAATCTCCTAACATATGTATCACCTCCTTTAACGTCTGCGCATCGGCACGAATACTCTGGCTACACCAGCAATCCCACCGACCAATCCTACAGCCACAAAATAAACCAATGGAGGACGTGCAAAGATCGCCATCATATCCCTCAAAGCAGACAACCCTACATCAAATGCTGCCTCCATTATTTAGCCCCCAAAATTTTACTAAAGCCTATAAATACTCCTGCTATAATCGCAAAAAGTATAATGTAGATGCCTGCACCTACTGCGTACTCTATATATTCAAAGCCGGGAGGAGGAGTACCAATCATGCTCCTAATGGCGCTGGTCATTAATCCACCTTCCCACTGATCCACAACAACTTCCGGCGTTACAGCTGGAGTCTCAACAACTGGAGTTTCTACAGGAGTCTCTACTGGATTAATCAT